GAGCTGGGCGACCGACAAGCTGATCATCGAGAACAAGGCGAGCGGCATCTCGATCGGCCAGGAGCTGCGGCGCCTGCTGGCCGAAGGTGCCGTGCAGGATCCGACGACGCGTGATCTTTTTCGTCGGCGCTACGCCGTGCAGGTGGTCGATCCCAAGAATGTCGACAAGGTGTCACGGCTCTATTCGGTGCAGCATCTTTTCGAGGGCGCCATGGTCTATGCGCCGGACCGGCCGTTCGCCGACCTGGTGATCACGCAGTGCGGCGTGTTCCCCAAGGGCAAGCACGACGACCTCGTCGACACCACCAGCCAGGCGCTGCGCCATCTGCGCGACATCGGCAAGCTCGAGCGCGGCGTCGAGATCACGGCAGCGCTGAACGAAGCGCTGCGCTATCGGCGTCCGCCCAGAAAGCTCTATCCGGCATGATCACCACACCAGCCGAGGCGATCGTCGACCCGCTCGATGCCGATCGCGGCGAGCGCTGGTGGCGGGTGACGGTGCGCACGCCGACATTCTGGGCCGGCCGGCGATATCGGCGGGTCTATCAAATCAAGGCCTGGACTGATAGTCTGGCAGCGCGCGAGGGCCTCGAACGCTTCGCCCAGGAGGTGGACGGCCGGCCCCGCATTATCGTGGAGCGCTGAGCCATGCCGCTGGTCGCGGGTCTCAATCCATCCATTCGGCTCGAGCAGGAGCCTGCGCCGGCCAACGATGCGGAGCCGATCGACGTCGAGCTGCTCGACCATGCGCCGGGCGAGGATGCCAACGTCACCGATGACCACGGCAACATCCTGAAAATCGAGCATGCCGATGGCACGATCACCGTCAGCCTTGACGGCAAGCCGGTCGCTACCCTGGACGACCAGCCCAATCCGGCCGGATGGTTCGACAATCTCGCCGAGCGCATGGACGACATGCAGCTCGGCATCATCGCCGACGACATCATCCGCGGCGTCGAGGAGGATCTGCAGAGCCGCGCTGAATGGATGGAGCAGCATGTCGAGGGCCTGAAGATGCTGGGCTTCAAGCCCGAGACGCCCAACCTGTCGGCCGATGCCGCCGATGGCGCGGTCGACGGTACCGCGACGGTGCGCCATCCCATGATGGGCGAATCGGTGCTGCGTTTCTGGGCCAATGCCTGCGGCGAGATGCTGCCGGCCGACGGGCCGGCCAAGATCCACGATGACAGTCCTAACAGCGACCTGCCGCGCGATCAGCTGGCTGACGCCTTGCAGAAAGATTTCAACCATTTTCTGACCAAGGTCGATCGTGGCTACTACGCCAGCTTCAAGCGCATGCTGCTGAAGCTGGGGTTCGGCGGCATCGGCTTTCGCAAGGTGTATTATTGTCCCAAGCGCAACCGTCCAGTTTGCGAGACGGTTGACTATGCCGACATGATCGTCAGCAATGACGCCGACAGCCTCGACACCGCCCGCCGCTTCACCCAGCGCGTCATGATGAAGCCGAGCGACGTCAAGGTGATGCAGCTGCTGGGCATCTATCGCGATGTCGATCTCGGCACGCCGGCCGAGCCCAACTACGACGAGCTGAAGCGCGAGGAAGCCCAGCAGCAGGGCGTTCAGCTCGGCACCATGCGCACTGATGACCGCGATCGCGAGGTCTACGAAACCTATTGCGAGCGTGACATCGTCGGTTTCGAGCACAAGCGGAAAGGCAAGCCGACGGGTCTCGAGGTGCCGTACCGGATCACCATCGATGTCTCGAGCCGCAAGGTGATGGCCCTGGTGCGCAACTACGACAAGGGTACCGAGGACCTGCCGATCCTGCGCAATCCGTTCGTGACCTACGTCTTCGTGCCGGGCTTCGGCTTCTGGCCGCTCGGCCTCCTGCACATCATGTCGAACATGACCAATGCAGCGACCGCTGCCTGGCGGGTCATGCTGGACAGCGGCATGTTCGCCAACTTCCCGGGCTTCCTGCTGGCCAAGTCTGCGGCGCGTCAGGACACGCTGATCTTCCGGGTGCCGCCCGGCGGCGGCGCGCAGGTCGACACGCAGGGCATGAAGATCGGCGATGCGGTGATGCCGCTGCCCTACAAGACCGAGAACATGGCGGCCCTGCACAAGCTCACCGAGGACATCGTCACCCAGGCCCAGCGCATCGGCATGACGGCCGAGATGCCGGCCATGGAGGGCCGCGAGGACACGCCGGCGACGACCATCCTGGCGCTGATCGAGCAGGCGCAGAAGATGCTGTCGGCCGTGCACAAGAGCATGCACGAAAGCCAGGCCGAGGAGTTCGACAAGATCCTGCAGTGCTTCAAGGAACACCCGGAAAGCTTCTGGCAGTGCAATCGCAAGCCGGCGCTGCCGTGGGACCAGGAGACTTTCCTGCGCGCGATCGACGACTGCAACCTGGTGCCCAAGGCCGACCCCAACACGGCCAGCCACATGCAGCGCCTGATGAAAGTTGCCGCGCTCAAGTACCTGCAGAGCCAGAGCCCGACCCTCTACGACCCGCTCGCTGTCGAGACGGCTGCCCTGCAGGGCATCGGCTACACCAACCCGCAGCAGTTCTTCGCGCCGCCCACCGCGCAGGCCAAGCCGCCGCCCGAGCTCGAGCAGAAACAGGCCGAGCTGCAGATCAAGGGTGCGCTCGCCCAGGCGCAGATGATCAAGGCGCAGGCCGAGGCGAAAAAGATGGGCGTCGAGGCTGAGTTGGCCCCGCATAAGTTCCAGGCCGAGCATGCCCGTGGCATGGGCGACCTGCAGATCAAGGCGGCCAAGACGCAGATCGAGGGCGCGCTGAAGTCGCGCGAGTCCGAGCAGGCCGAGGAGCGTGACCTCATGGCAGCGCAGATCCAACTGGTCGATCTGGCGCAGAACATCGCGGTGCATCCCGAGAGCGCCGGCCTCGTGGCGCCGCTCGCCGAGCCGGCCTATGAGACCGTCCGCGAGAAGCAGCACGAGATCCGGCGCAAGAAGAGCGCCGGCCTCGCGCCGCCTGGCATGCCGCCGGGCGCACCGGGAGGTGGCGGTGGCTGACGAACCGATCGAGCCGCCGGAGGCGCCGGCCGAGCAGCCGGCTGGACCGCAGCTTTCGCCGCTCGGTTTCTACTCCCATGCTGCCGAGACGGCGCAGCGCTTCCCGCAAATGAAGGGCACGCCGCAGCAGTTCAAGGCGATGCTCCTGAAGCAGGGGGTCAAGCCCGACGAGCTGAAGTGGAGCGGCTACGATCAGGCGCACGCCGGCCGCAAGATAGTGACGCGCGACGAGCTGGTGAATCACTTTCGCGCTGGCCTGCCGAAAATCCAGGAAACAGTATTGGGCGGCGCGACACCTGCATCTGACCGCTACCGGGTGGGGGGCCAGGGCGGCATGTGGGTGCCTTTGATCGACACACACACTGGCAGGGAGATTGGCGGCGGCCCACACGGGTCCATGACTGAACGTGCGCGCGCGCTGAATGCGAAGGAAAGTGGCGATAGCGAATATACGCCGCCCAAGTTTGATGCTTACACGCTGCCCGGCGGCCAGAGCTACCGTGAGGTGCTGTTGCATCTGCCAGAAATGCCGCCGAAAACAACACGCAAGCAGCACCAGCTTTATGTAAACGACGAGCTGACAGCCGTAGGCGGTCCTGATGTTGTCGACAGATGGCGCGCACGCGACCCCGATGCCGACATTCGCGAGGCCGAAATTCCTGATACACGCGCGTCTAAGGACAACCCTAATTATGCGGCGAATTACCGTTCGGCGCATTGGGATCAGCCCAATGTGCTGGCCCATCTGCGCATGAGCGATCGCAAAGGCCCGCAAGGCGAGAAGATCCTGCATCTGGAGGAGATGCAGAGCGACTGGGCTCAGGAGGCGCGGAAGAGCGGCGTGCGCGGGATGGCCGATGCTGAGCTGGAGCGCCAGCTCGCGGCAGCAAAGACAGCGTACGACGCATCGGAGACGGCAGGAAAGCGTTTCATAAGCGGCAACGGCGGCTACCCGATGCCCGGCACGCCATTGTTCGAGGAGTGGAAGCAACACCAGGAACAGCATCGCGCGATTGCGAACCGATACAGCGATCTGTCCGACAAGCAGTGGAGCAAAGGTGAGCACGGCGTGCCCGCGGCGCCTTTCATCGATGCCACCCAGAAATGGCTCGACCTCGGCCTCAAGCGCCTGCTGATCGAGGCAGCGAAGGGCGGTTACGACAAGATCGTCGTCACGCCGGGCGAGGAGCAGGCCAAGCGCTACGATCTCAGCCAGCATGTCGGCGAGCTGCGCTACTATCCGCGGATGAGCCTGCTCGAGGCTTACGACAAAAAAGGCCAGCCGGCGCTCAACCCGCGCACTGTCAAGCCCGAGGATCTCGACAAGCATGTCGGCAAGGAGGTGGCCCGGAAGCTGATGGAGACCACACCGTATTACGGCGGCACCAAGACCCAGATGCACCTCCTGAAGGGTGATGATCTGCAAGTCGGCGGCGAGGGCATGCGCAGTTTCTACGACAGGATGCTGCCGCAGGCGCTCGAGAAGCTCGCGAAGAAGCACGCTCCTGCTGCACGGCTTGGCCGGCATACGATCAACAGCGTGGCTGAGGGTGATCTCAGGCGCAATATTCGCGAGCATGGCTACGACCCCGATACTGTGGGGATCCAGCAGATTTTGGAGGATCACGGCGGACGCCAACCGAGATGGCTGAGCGACAGCGATTTTGATGCGATCGAGAATGGCGAGCATCTGGAAGGCCAGGATATCAAAACGACAGCGCTGCACGCGCTCGACGTCACGCCGAAAATGCGCGCTAGCATCCTGCGCGGTATGGCGGCCTATGCAGCGGGTGGCCGCGTGCCCGGCGCATTGAATGCGCTGGATCGTCTGCACGAGGCCGTCGGGCATGCCCGCGGCGGGCGCGCCGACCTCGACGAGCTGCACGAGCACCTCGGCAAGCTCAAGACGTGGCGCGAGGACAGCGACTACAGGCCGCCAGACCGCCCGGCCAAGGTTCGGCTGCCCGATATCGGCGATGTCGAGGCGCGGCCGATCGGCTCGATCGAGCGCACGGCGCGCAAGTACATGCGTGACCGCGGCGTGCCGCATATCGGCAATCGCCATAGTCCGTTCAACGAGGCGTTCGCTAAGCGTGTGGCCGATGCGTTCGACCGGATGAAGAACCGGCCGCACGATCCGGCTGTCAAGCGCGCCTATGATGCGTTGATCGACGAGACGCTTGCCCAGTATCATGCCGCCAAGGAAAGCGGTGTTGATTTCTCGTTCTTGAAAGAGGGCGAGCGCGATCCGTATGCCCGCAGCCCGTCGCTGGGCTATGCCGACATCGTGCGCAACAATCGTCTGCGCGTCTTTCCGACATCGCAAGGCTACGGCCAGGGCGAGGACAGCGACAACCCGCTCCTGAAACGGGTCGGCAGGATCGGCGACCTGCCGAACGCCACGGCCAACGACGCGTTCCGGGTCGTGCATGACATCTACGGCCATTTTGGGCCGGGCAATCCGTTCTTCCGCGCGCCGGGAGAGGAGCGCGCTTTCGAGAACCATGCCCGCATGTACGGGCCTGAAGCGCGTAAGGCGCTGGCTACCGAGACGCGCGGCCAGAACAGTTGGGTCAATTATGGCCCGGTTGGCGCGCGCAACCGCACGGCGACCGGCGACGCCACGATCTACGCGCCGCAGAAAGCCGGCTTGCTGCCTGACTGGGCGCTGGGCGAGCCGTATGCCGATGGCGGCACTGTCGAACCGCCGCCTGCTGATCCGTCATTCGTCGAACCGACAACCAGCACGGCAGAGCTCGGCCGTATGCTGGAGGGCGTGCGTGCCACGCAGATCGGCCGCATGGTCGACCGCTACCAGAAGCCGGCACCGAAGACAGCCGTCAAGCGCCTGCACGATGACCTGGCTGGTCTTGCCAGGGAAGGCGAGCCGGGACACATGTGGTACGAGCAGTCGGGCAAGCGCCTGCTCGATTATGTCGGCGGCGATAAGAACGAGGCGCACAAACTCGCGCAGCTGGTCGCGATCTACTCGCCGCAGACCACGGTCGACATCAACACGCAGAGCGCCATGAAGGCATACAATCGGGCCAGGAGCGGCGAGAAATTGTGGGCCGGTGACATCCTGGAGCGCGACAGGACGTTCCCCACGATCAAGGCGGCGACGGACCACGCTCAAACGCTCGGTGCAGGCGTGACCAAGGTGCCGCTCGACGACAGCGGCAAGCGTTTCCTTTTTGCGCGGCATGACAAGACTGGCTACGAGAACATCGCCACGGCCGATCGCGACCTCAAAGCGCATTTGCTGATGAACGAGGGTGTGCCGTTCGAGGGCCGCAAGACCAACAACTTCTATCGCAATCTGATGGCTCATATCGACCCGTCGATTGAGCAGGGCTCGACGCAGGATCTCTGGATGGCGCGGGCGTTCGGCTTTCATGACGATAAGGCAGGCGCGAAGGCAAAGTATGACTTCATGGAGCAGCTCACGCACAAGCTGGCCAATGAATTGGGCTGGCGACCGCACCAGGTGCAGGCAGCGATCTGGACGGCGATGAAGACGCGCCAGGAAGCGGTCAAGGGTGCCGTCAACAAGGAGGCGATCGAGAAAGGTCTCGCCGTACCGTCTGGTCCCGGTGTCAAGGTGCGGCCGGGCCAGGAGGATGCCTATGGCAGCCTGATGCGCCAGCGTGCGCTCGATACCGTGCTCGATCCCGGGCATATCCAGCGCAGCGCCAAGGATTTCTCGCATTTCCTCGACCAGCAGCTTGCCTATGCGTCGTGGGAAGCGACACCCAGTCGGCAGCTTTCGCATCTGCAGGGCCTCGAGGACAAGCCACCTGAGGTCAAGGCCGACTATCACAAACGCATCAGCGAGGCCTTGCAGGACGAGCATGGCGGCGATCTGCTGGCAAAGTATCTTGGCATGCTGTCGCCGGGCACCGTCGAGGCGCCGGGCTACTGGCAGGGCAGCATAAACCCGGCGTCGCACCTGCAGGTCGCGACGACCCGCGTGAAAGGCGCCGGCCAGCGGCCGGACATCGACACGGCGTCAAAGGCGTTGCTCAATGCCTATGCCGATGCTCGTGGCCTGCTGCTGAAGCAGGACGGTGTGGGCTATCATCGGCCCTACTACAATCCCGAAGTGAAGAAGGCCAATGGCGTCGAGCTGAAGTTCAACCGCACCCTGTCGGGCGACGAGATCAAGCGCCTGGGCCGTGAGATCGACGGCATTCCCGACACGGCGCTGGTGCCGGCCGGCCCGGACACCATGCGCGTGATTAATTTCGGTGGCCTGGACGATCACAGGCCGTACCACGAGCAGGTATATGCAGCCTTGAAAAAGACCGGCTTTCCTGGCACACTAGAGGCACACGATCGACTGTTCGCCAGCGATGGCGACCTGCGCACGAACGACTGGAGGGAAAAACCCAATGGTGAAGATTATACACAAAGGCTTGGTGCCGCCGGACGATCCGATGTTCTCGAATACCTATCGAGTGTTCTCGCACCGAAAGTCCAAGCGGTCGACGAAGCTTTCGCCCAGGAGCACGGACTCAAAAGAGACGCCCGCCTCGAAAAAACCCTCCAGCGGCTCGGCGGCGCCGCAACGCTAGGTGAGAAACTACAGAAAGCGACCGGCGGCGCCGTCGACCCAGATCCGACCGACGCCCAGAAAGCGGCCGGCAACTATGCCAAGGTGCATCGCAGCTTCCAGGGCATCCCTGTGTCGATCGAGAACCCGAAGGGCAGTGTCCGAAGTGGCGTCGATGACCGTGGGCGGCGCTGGCAGGCTCGTCTGCCCGCCGATTATGGATATATCCGTCGTACCGAGGGTGCTGATGGTGATCACGTCGACTGTTTTCTCGGGCCTGATCGAGCGAGCCCTCTTGCAGTCGTCATCAACCAGCACGACTATGGAAACGGGCGTTTTGACGAGCACAAATGTATGCTGGGCTACGTCTCTGAGCGGGCCGCACTGGGAGACTACGTGCGGGCATTTTCCGACGGTAAAGGCGCTGACCGGGTGGGTTCGGTCGAGAGCATGTCCCTTGACGCCTTCAAGAAATGGTTGGCTAATGGCGACACACACAAGCCGGCCAGAGCCGGACGTATTGTGGAACGAGCTTTGCAACTGGTAAGGACCGCCGCATGAGTGAGATGGCGAAGCGCGCGCGGCGCGACATGCGCGCCAAGGCAGAACGCCTGGCGGGGACCGACCCCCACCGGAAAGTCGATGCGAGCTCATGGACGCCGAACGAGCCGCTCAATGCCGATCGCAAGACCGGCGCGCGGCCTATCCGACCTCGTATCTACAAGATCGGCGGCAAGGTCCAGGGTGACCGCGCGCCGCGCGATCCCGGCCGTTCGGCGCGCGCCAGCGGCGGCCGTACCGAGACTGGTCCGCTGTCGATGGCCAATGTGCCGGCCGAGAACGCGCGCGATCTGGGCAGCTTCCACATCGGCGGCTACAAGAACGGTGGCAGTCTGAAGGCCGGTATCGACATGGCCGATATCAAGAAAGCCGTGCATGCGCACGATAGGCAGCGCCACGAAGGCCAGCCGCTGACCAAGCTGGCGCGTGGTGGCCGTGCCAAGAGCGGCAAGACCAATATCAACATCGTGATCACCCAGCCGAAGGCCGATCAGCCGCAACTGCCGCCTCAGGGCGTCGTGCGGCCACCCGTGCCGCCTATCATGCCGCCATCGATGCCGCCGGGCGGCGCGCCGCCAATGGGCGCTGGTCCACCGGGCGGTCTCGCGCCGCCGATGGGTCCTCCGCCGCCGATGCGCGCCCGGGGTGGCAAGGTGGGCCACCGCAAGTACCGATCTGCGGCCGACATGGATGCCGGCGCGCTGAGCGGCCTGGGCAGGCTCGAGAAGACCGAGATCCAGGAGCACAAGCGCTAGACCGATGTCGGCCGCCGTTTTCGTCGAGACCCTGCGCAAGCGCCTCGTTCAGGCCGTCGAGGCCGAGGAGGCGACGATCAACGCCGGCGCGCTCGATTTCGAGGGCTACAAGATGCGTACGGGCCTGCGTCGCGGGCTCGTGATGGCGCAGGATCTTGTCGAGCAGGTCCTGCGCGATTACCAGAAAAACTGAAGGAGCAACATGTCTCTCGTTCAACTGGCACCCGACGTCGACCCCGCTGCCGACATCTTTACCCGGCTGGCCCATGTGCTGCCGAAGATCGAGGTCGGCAACGATCGTGTGCTGCTGGCGGTCTATGTGCGGCCGGACGAGCTCAAGCTGAGCGGCGGCCGAAGCCTCTACATGGCGCCGACATCGCAGCAGGAGGACGCCATCCAGGGCAAGGCGGCGCTGGTCCTCAAGGTCGGTCCGTGCGTCAACCCGGAAGGCAAGGAGCGGTTGCGCGGATTCGAGATCCAGGTCGGTGACTGGGTCGCAGTCAATGCTTCGGATGGCTGGTCGATGAACATGGGCACGCTGCGCGACAAACTGATGCTGCGAATGCTGGGCGAAGCCAGCATTCATATGAAAATCGAAGAGCCGAATTTGATCTGGTGAGGACAACACCAATGGCTGACAGCGATGTTGATGTCGTTCTCGCGGAAGACGCGGGCAGCGATGAGGTGAAGGCCAATGGCGCTGCGGGCGCGGCACCTCCGGGTGACGTGGCGCAGGGCGTCGAGGAGCTGCAGCGCAAGCTGGATGAGGCGGACCGTCGTACGGCAGAGGCCGAACGGCGCGCGTCGGAGGCCGAGCGGCGGGCGCATACGGCGACGGGTAGCGTGCACGACAGCCAGCTCGCCATGCTTGCGAGCGCGCTCGACACGCTGGACGCCAACAAGGGCGTGCTCGAATCGAGCTATGCGGCTGCTTTGGGCGACGGCGCTTTTGCCCGTGCCGCCAAGATCAACACCGAGCTCGCCGAGAATACCGCCCAGCGCATGGAGATCTCCCGTGGCAAGGCGACGATCGAGGCGCAGATCGAGACGCGCAAGACGGCGCCGCCTGCGGCCGCACCTGGCAGCGCCAGCATGGTAGAGCAGTTCGCGACGCAGTTGCAGCCACGGGCAGCGGCCTGGATTCGTGCGCACCCGGACTATGTGACTGACCGGAACAAGAATGCGCGCATGCTGTCGCAGCACTACGAAATCGTTGCTGCCGGCATCGAGGAAGGATCGGATGCGTATTTCGAGCGCATCGAGCAAGGCCTTGGCATGCGCGCGCGTGCCGCTGCTGCCACCAATGGCGCTGACCATGAGGAGGCCGCGCTATCGGCCGCGGCCCAGGCTGCTGGCCGCCGTGATGCTGTGCAGCCGCCACCTGCGCCGGCTTCGCGAGGCGGCGCCGGCGTGCGCACCATCCGACTCACGCCGGCCGAGCAGGAGGCGGCAAAGATATCCGGCCTGTCGAACGAAGAGTATGCCAAGAACCTCGCTGCGGAGCGCGCCGCCGGCAACATCGGCAAGCCTCGCGTGCACTGATCGAAGGAGAGCGCTATGGATCAGACCATCACACCTCGTCGCCGCCCACGGCGCCGCACGCCTCGTCGGGTTGCCGTGGCGCCCGAGGCGCTGGCTTTTCGCAAGGCCCAGGCTGCCGACGCGAAGGCAGACGAGGCGCCGTCGATCGTCGATCCCAAGGCACATGAGGACGCGCTGCGTGCGACAGGCCTGCTCGATGCCGCGCTGCCGGAAGCAGCCGTGTTGCACGACGCACCAGCTGATGTCGTCGCCAAGCTGTCGCGTGAGGAGCGTGACCGGTTGTCCCTGGCCGAGGCCTTGGCGCGCGCCAACGAGATCGAGGCCAATGACGATGGCACGCTCCATACCGGCAGCAAGTATGATTTCGACCTGTCAGCCGTGCCGGTTGGCTGGCACTATGAGTGGCGCCGGGACACGGTGCTCAATGAACGTGATCCCGCCTATCAGACTGATCTCGCCAAGCGCGGCTGGCGGGCCGTGCCGCGGTCGCGGCATCCGACGATGATGCCGACCGATTGGACTGGCGGCGATTACATCATCCGCGGCGGCATGATCCTGATGGAGATCCCCAAGGCGATCGCCGACAAGATTCGGGAAGACGACCGCCGGAAAGCGGCTGGCGTCATCCAGGCCAAGGAGCAGCAGCTTAGCGGACGGCCGGCCGACCGGCCGCAATCGTTCCCGCGCCGCGGCTCTACGGCGCGCGAGTTTGGGCCCATCCTGGGCCCCGGCGAGACTGCCTATCGACAGTGAGGCTACAGCAAGAGGCTTTACAGCCTCTTGCTGTTGTGCCTTAGTGCGCAACTGAAATAGGCTCCTCCCCGGTGTGAGGAGCGTTTTCGGCACCAGATCGCCCCCGGCGGGTGAGGACGGAGCCTCCGCAAGGAGCGGTCTGTCCTATGGCGAACACCAACATGCCGTTCGGTTTTCGGCGCTATGCAGGGTCGTCGGGCGGTGTTTCATCCGCCCAGATGACTGAGCGGCGTATCGCATCCGGCAACGGCACCGCCATCTATTATGGCGATCCGGTGATGCCGGTCATCGGTGCGGCGACTGGCTACATCACGCAGGGAGCCGCGGCGACGACAGTGCTCGCCGGCATTTTCGCTGGCTGCGAGTACCTGTCCACTACCTTCCAGCGTAAGGTGTGGAACAACTTTTGGCCGGGCAGCGGCGCTAGCGACGACGTCAAGGCTCTCGTCGACGACGACCCGAACGCCCAGTTCAAGG